TCTTCGTTTGCGATTAACTTACGCGCGCGGTAGTAGGTTTGGGAGCTCTTCCTCTGTTATTGGATTTAAATGTACCTTTCGGAGAGCTTTGACGAGTTTTCCTTCTCGGGCGTTTCTTGCGCTTGGAGTCAGCGGAGTCGTTGGTGGGCGTGGGGACCTCGGTGGTCTCAGGCTTATTAGCCTCGACCACATCCTCGTCAACCACGACTTCAACGCTGGCAGCTGTTGGTCGTTTGGGTTCACAACACAGTGGAGCTGCAATGAGGTCCTGGATCTGTTTGGACTCATCCAACCACTTGTCGAATGTATGTCTGTCAAATTCAGGGAGTGAATTCTCAAGCTCCACATCCATCCATCCCCCAACATTTTTGTTGGGGAACTGTTCGGAATCGTCGAATTTAGACCACCAATTACCGATTCCAAGAAGAGATTTGGGGCGGTAGTCAGACAGCACGAGCACTCGCTTGCATAGAGGTCCGATGACAGGGGTGTTGCCATCGGTAGCCACGTATGACATGGATTTCTCAACAAGCTTTTGCTCAGGCGTGACGCCAGCAGGCATGCGAACCGTTGTGTGGAATTTAGAGAGTTGCCGTTTTGTGTCACACATACTATCATTACATCCTTCCCAGACTTCTGGTGAATAGTAGCGTGCCAAAAAGTTGACGCCTCTCTGCCCTCGCTGTACAACGTGGGCTTCCAGTACAAGTCCAACTTTGTTTGATGCCCAAAGGTGGTTTTTGACTGGGAGATTGGCATCAAGACCATCGTCACCAAGGTGGATGCCGAGGGCATTGAATGCCGCTTCCGGGGTGTAAGTCGCTCCTGTGGAGTCAGTGGCGTTCCTGAATCCGAGATATGCAGTGAAAGCTGCGCGCAAGGTTTGGAAGAGGCTGGTGCCGGAACAGCCTGATCCATGCGAAGATCCTTGATCGAATGTCGTGCCCATCGGCATAATGGACTTGTTGTCGACATTCGTCTTCAGTAGTTTATTCAACTCAGCGCGGTGATTCCTAAAGGCCTTCATAAGAATCGCCCGCTCAACCCGGCGTAACACATAGGTCACTGTTCCATCCATTCGGTGATAATCCGAAATATTTGCATATTTGGCTGTTGAGCAAATGGATGCGACACGGTTGGCAACCTCCAACGGTGTCTTTCCGGGGCCGTACCAGGGGAACTGCTTACAATGTTCGGACAATGCCAAAGTGAATTGCGCCATCTCCAGTTTGTCTCCATCATTATAAGTGGAGATGTTTCTGGGATCCGAGAGTTTCGCATAAGCTTCGGCTTTAACAAAACACTTAAGGATCTTTTGGCGGTAGTCACCCATGACAAATGCCTTCATCAAAGACAGTTTCTGGCTAGCGCTGGTCTGTTTCTCTTCTACGGTTGAGAGACAGACAGGTTCAAGGTGCACATTCTGTACAACGAGATTCGCAAACTCGTCAATACAGCGGTCACGAAAGCGATTGGGCTTGGGTTCTTCCTTCCGAAGATCGGTGACCCTGCCTCTTACGCATTGTTCTTCGCCCGCTTTGTTCGTAATTGGGGCGAAGGCTTCGTGAACAAGGGGGCTCATGAATGCTTCCAACTTAGGTTTAGCGTCTTGGTCAAATTCCAGGGGTTTATACTGGTATGCCCGTACGCCTAATGCAACAGGGAACACCATACGAACTGGTGTCGGGTTGCAAAGCCGGTAGTATTCCGTTAACACAGCTGCTGCCGAGCGATTATCTTTCACCCAGCTCGCCGTTGTTGGTAACATTAGCTTAGTACTGCCTAGTCGTGCGACCGTTGCGACACTGTCATCAACCTGGGCTGACACAGTGGCACAGACAAACGATAAAGGCCTGGCAGTGGTAGTTACAATTCCGTCTGTAGATTGCACCTGGAATCTAACGAAATTGCTGCCATCGCTGGCTGTCACCAATGGGGTGAACCGCGATAATTCCTTTTGCTCCAACAAGAACATCGCCAATAAGGAACACAAGACTCCTGAAAAGCGACGAATGGGAGCCAACAAAATTAGTTGGCGATGTTTAGACACCTGCTTCCTCTCGACTGCATAAGAGACGACTTGCGTTGGCAAGCCGAACATCCGTTTAACAACCAAGAGGCTGTCAGCGCCGTAGTCCCATATGGGGTGCTTATAGCTCCCCCCGCCCGCAACAAAAGTTTTCAAGTTGCCTTCGTTATCAAAACAAAAGCTCGTATCATCCTCTGCATTGCTGCAGGCTTCTTCAGGGACCACGGTATAGAGAATCGTCGGTTTGACATTCTCTGCTAGCATATTGGGCATGTCGACATAATAGTCAACATCACACAGGTATTGTATATCGTCAGAACGTGGTTCATCGGCGCGATTATCCGCGTTAACATCTTTAGCCCAGAACCACTGGCGAGATCCTTTCATGCCCTTCCTCTGATCAGATTTGGACATCCCGACAACGTACACTTCAGTACCGCAAAACTGCGCTACATTGTTAGTGAAATTCGTTGCCGAGGTTCTCAAGCCAGCGGCCGTGGCGTGCGTGTGGCCAGGAGTAGGTACAACCTGTTCCACTTCGATGGTGGCGAATGCGTCTCGGCTGACATCGGCTACAATAGCCGGGTCATCGGACAGCCATTCACACAGAGAAGAAGCGAGTTCTCGCAAACGTTCTCTCTTCGTCACAACTACATACACCCCCGCAGTGGTGCATGCAATAAGTAGCAATTTACTTCGTTGTAAAAACGGCATTACGTGATCAG